CTCGCATATATGACCAGTACGATGTCTATGAGCTGGACTTCGCTGAAGAACCTGACCTACTCCTTGAGAGAGAGGAAGAAGAAACAATTGAACTTGAACGAATCAACAAAATAAACCAAGTAACCGAATCAGCATATTTTTATGAAAAGGAACTATTCAAGATGTGGTGTTCAGGAATGTCTGCAAGGGCGATCCATAGAAAGACCGACATCTCCGTCCGTGAAGTGTTGAGGGTGGTTAAACTAATGAAAGAACGATGCATACTGAAATAATTGGAATTGCTTGTTTGGCAATCATCATTGTGAACTTCGGCAAACCAGCCGATTTGTTAAAACGCTATCTGTATGGAAACGAATACCATAAATGGAAGCGAATGAAACCACTTGACTGTGCTTTCTGCCTGTCGTGGTGGTTGGGATTGTCCTTCTTTTTATACACTTACGGATGGGTGGGGATACTTTACGCATCCATCGCAACGGTGATTGTCGCACTACTTGAAACTAAACTATGAGTCCACAAGAAAAAGCTAAAGAACTGGTAGACCTATTCACGGTAATTGGGTTGCAACAACGAAACGAGGGGATTCAATGTGCCATACTTTCCGTTGACAAAATACTTGAAGTCGTATCGTCCAAGTCCGTGAGCAATGAGTTTTGGATTATGTACTATGAACAAGTAAAAAAAGAAATTGAACTACTATGAGCAATATAGAATTCATCCTTTCCCTTCAACCACTCTTTGATAAGTGGAAGCAAACCCAAGTGTTCCAACCAACGGGAGAACAAGCAAACAAACTGAACGCAGTCCATCGTGAAATCTTTGGACGCAACTTGCCGAACTGCTCTACCTGTGTGACCGAAGCATTGCACTCACTTTTGATATGGGCAAACCAACAACAAGAAGCACTCACCAAAGCACAACTTGCGGACGATGAGCAGAAACCAAAACGGAGAAGAAAAAATGAAAGCAACGATTGAGTTCAATCTCCCTGAAGAACAAGAGGAGTTTGAAGATGCAACAAACGGATGGAAGTGGGGACACGCTATGTGGCAACTGGATCAATTCTTGAGGACAAAGATAAAGTACGCACCTGATGACGCATCCGAAGAATCCATCAACGCCTATCAAGACGCAAGAGATGCACTCCATCGCATATTGAGTGAAGAGAATTTGGAAATGAGATGAACGCATTCAACGGGACAATGACGGACAAGGAATGCTTTGACCACGAGTTGAGCATCGGAGTTGATTTGGACAATCAAACCTACACGGAACTATTCAGGTCAACCGCAAAGGAGATATTGCAAATAACCGGAGCAAAGACCTTCCTTGATTGTGGAGGTGGAGTCGGAGCATACACTCAAGCAATGTTGGAACACAATGTGGAATGCACCTATGTTGACCTATCCAAAATACACGGAGAGTATGTCACACGCAAAATCACAAGAAACGACAACTCAACCCTTCAAGTATTCATCAAGGACTTCACTACCCAACAATGGAAAACATTTGATTTGGTAGCGTCTATTGAAGTAATGGAGCATATACCTGATGAGAAGCTCATCCCCTTTCTCACCAACTTAAAATGTAAATACTTTCACTTCTCCAGCACACCCGACAAGACGGACTTTGACGAGAAGTGGGGACACATAAACATCAAGAGCCAGGAACAATGGGTTGAACTATTTGAGAAGTGCGGATTCAAGTTTGACCGTGCAATCTCACTCCCGACATCTTGGTCATTACTATTTACCAAATGAAGAAACACACCTTGACCTACTTGAATCACTTCGGCTATGACATCAGCGACTTCATCCCTTGCGAGGTGTGTGGAACAACTGCGGTTGACATCCATCATATTGAAGCGAGAGGAATGGGAGGGAGCAAGGAAGCCGACAACATAGAAAATCTCCAAGCATTGTGCCGTGCCTGTCACACCAAGTTCGGGGATCAAAAGCAATTCAAGGAGTTCTTGAAATGCAAACACGCAGAGAAACTGAATCTGCGATAATTCTGTGATAAAATGGCAAACAATCCAAAAGCAATTGAGAACTTGAAACCTTTCAAACAAGGTGAGGATGAAAGACGGCATATGCAAGGCAGACCGCAGAAACTCATCACGCAAATGAAAGAGATTGGCTACACCAAAAGTCAGGTTGAAGATACGATGTTGTCAATGCTATCGCTATCACGCAAGGAGTTGGAGAAGATAGACAGAGGGGATGAGTACACGATAATGGAACGCACCATCGCTGGAGCATTGCTAAAGGGACACGACAAGAACTCACTCTTCAACTTGGAGATGTTACTCACACGCTCACAAGGCAAACCAAAAGAAACAATTGACCAAACAATAGAATCCAAGAATTTCACAATAACTTTGAATTTAGACAATGACAACTTACATCGGTAACGGATGGGAGAATGAGTACGGACTCAACCTATCAATCAACATCAACAAATTAAACGAAGCCATCAAGAGTGGTGAACTGGTAGTCAATCAATACGGTGATGTCCGTGTGAACTGCAACAAGATGAAAGCACCACACGAGAAGAGCAAAGCCACCCACGCACTTTCAGTTCCCAAACCACGATGAAGAAAACTTGGAGGGGGTTGGATGTTTACCCACCCATTGACGATGAGCTGAAGTTGGTTCACACATCACAAGGCGAGTTCACACTTGCCCGGTACATTGACGAGATGTGGATTGACGAACACACCAACAGGTTGCTTGAGGTCGTGTACTGGATGCCTATACCAATTTTGCCAAACGAATGAAGATCCTGATTCTCACCGATGGAATGAATGGTGTGGTGTATCACCGCATCTACACTCCGCACCTTCGTTTGCAGTTGGACGGACAAGCGACAATTGATGTCTGCCAATCCCAAGAGGAATGGATGACCATTGACTTCAAATTGTACGATGTGATTGTGTTCTCCCGATGGCTCGGAAAATACCACTATGATATTCTCAAGCGGATCGCTGATGCCGGGAAACCCTATGTGATAGATGTGGATGACTATTGGGTACTCCCCAAATACAACCCAGCATATTGGGCATACAGGAAAGGAATCAAGAACGCCATCAAGGATGCCATCCACTATGCGGATGCAGTCATCACCACCACTCCGATGTTGGCAAAAGAGATACGCACCATCAACGAGAAGGTGTATGTTGTGCCGAACTGCCTGGACTTAACACACAACCAATGGTCGCAAATTAAGGAGAAAAATGAGACGGTGAAAATCGGATGGGTTGGAGGAATCACACACGAGGAGGACTTAAAACTCATCGCTGATGACATCAATGCTATGGATGTGGAGTTCTACATCGTTGGTTATACTCCGAGTGAGCATTGGAACAACATCGTCAAACTGATTCCAAAAGCCAAGATTGTGGAAGGCACAAGCGTGTGGGAATATGGCGAAGTATACAAGCACTTTGACTTTGTACTTGCACCACTTCAGGACAACCACTTCAACCAATGCAAGAGTGAGTTGAAGATTGTGGAGGCAGCAGCGTATAGCATCCCTATCATCTGCTCTGCGGTGTTCCCATATCTTTACCACACTTCAAACGATGGAGTGATATTCACCAACAAAAACAATTGGAAAGCATCCATTGAAAAACTGATTCACGCTGGTCACTCGGTGAGACAATCTATGGGACGGAGCAACTTTGACTATTGCAACACCTATCACAATTTGGAACTGCACAACCTGACTCGGTTGGCGGTTTACGATAAACTATGCAAATAAACTACAAGCGACCATATGTCACCAGTTACCAACAAGCCATCCTTGATTGTGAGGAGAGGTTTACGATAACGGCAGCGAGTACAAAGACGGGAAAGACCGCATCGCACATCATATGGTTGTTTGAACAAGCTCTCAAGTGCAAGGATGGTCAATCGGTTTGGTGGGTTGCTCCTGTATACCAACAAGCGGAGATAGCATTCCGAAGGATGAAAACACAAGTGACCGATGTTAACTTCTTCCAAAGCAACGAGACCAAGTTATTGCTCACCTTACCAACTGGATCACGCATTGAGTTCAAGTCAGGCGAGAAACCCGACAACCTTTATGGAGACGATGTGTTTGCTGCCGTCATTGATGAGGCATCTCGTATGAGAGAGGAGTCGTGGTATGCTATGCGTTCAACCCTAACCGCCACACAAGGCAAGTGCAAACTGATTGGGAATGTCAAAGGCAAAAAGAACTGGTTCTACAAATTAGGAGAAAGGGCAAGGAGCGGAGAGAATGACTATCGTTATTTCAAAATAACCGCTTACGATGCAGTCAAGGAGGGGATTCTCAAACTTGAGGAGGTAGAACAAGCCAAGCGTGACCTTCCTGAAAATGTATTCAATGAGTTGTATCTCGCAGAACCAGCGGATGACAAGACAAACCCTTTCGGAATTGATAACATTCGCAGATGCTACCGACCTGTCTCAAGGGGTACCGTTGTCGCTTGGGGAATTGACCTTGCAAAATACTCGGATTATACCGTCATCGTGGGATTGGATGCCAACAATCAATGTGCATATGTTGACCGATTCCAAGCGGATTGGGGCATCACCCAAGACCGCATCATTCGGTTGATTGGAAACACTCCAGCGTTCATTGACTCAACAGGTGTGGGTGATCCTATTGTGGAGCAAATCCAAAGGGTATGCCAAAGAGTCAAGGGATTCAAGTTCACTTCACAATCCAAGCAACAACTTATTGAGGGACTCGTTCTCTCCGTTCAACAGAACTCGGTATTCTTTCCTGAAGAACCAATCGGGAGCGAGATGGAGAACTTTGAATTTGAATACACACGAACTGGTGTGAGATACACCGCACCATCAGGACTCCACGATGACTGCGTGATGGCTCTTGCATTGGCGGTGGATTGCAAGTCACACAATAGACCGGGAACTTTTTACTTTGCCTAACTCGTTACAAATTGAAACGCTATGAAATGGAATAACATAACCATATACCAACTGCAAGAGATTCACTCTTGTCGTGATATGTCTCACATTGAGAAAACAATGAACACCCTTGCCATCGTGAAGGATTGGTCAATGGACAAGGTGGAGTCAATGCCGATTGATGAGCTGACAAACGAACTGAAGAAGTTGGAGTTCTTAAACACGCTACCAACCGACAAGGTGCGATTCTCATTCCGACATCGTGGAAGGCGTTGGAAGTTGGCCAAGACAACAAACGAGATTTGCGGTCACCACTTCATTGAACTCCAGCAAGTGTTCAACGGTGATATGATTGAGTCGCTTCACAAAGTGATGGCGTTGCTGACTTACGAGGTGGATTTGTTGGGACGGACAAAGAAGGTGACCGATGCACAGGCACACTATCAAGAGAAGTGTGAATTGTTCTTGTCCCTTCCAGTTACCACCG